CGACAGCGTTAATGTCGATTTATCAGCAACGCCTAACGCGACTGTGCGTAACAACGGCGGCAACGATTTTGATATCGGTGACCTAGACAGCAGCAATGCAACCCTACACACAGGCGTAACTGCTCCTGACGGATGGCAAGGCGGCAAGCATACCTATAACGGCAGTGCTTGGGGCGATGTTAGCGGATGGGTAGACCCCGCAGCAGGAATGCTTGAGTCTGACAAAGTGCGCTATGCAGCTAACAGTGCTTACAGCTCGACTTTCACCGATGCAGTCCAGACCGAAATAGACCGCATTAAAGCGTTGTAGGAGAGACTAAATGGCAAATGTAGAGCGTTTGCTTTTAGAAACGGGGTGCAAATATTCTACTCTTGCTTACAAAGAAGAGATAAGTAAGGCTATAAAGATAGAGTCAAAGATTACCTCTACTACAGCCTATGTAATAAAACTTAAAACAATAGATGTTATTTGTTTCCGTGGCACTCAACAGTTAGGAGATTGGCTGTTTAACATTTCAGCCATTCCTGTTCCTTATGCTGGACGATTGTGTCATGGCGGCTTCGTAGCTGCTCATGCGTCTGTATGGGGAAAGATAAAGAAACACATAGATTATGACAAAGACACGTTAATTTGTGGTCACAGTCTTGGTGGGGCTTTAGCTGAGTTGTCAGCAGCAAAGATTCACAAGAAGCATAAGCGTTTAAGTTTAGTTACTTTTGGAAAGCCTAATACTTTTTTCAAAGGCTTCAAACGTCCAATGAATCTTGTCGGTCAGTTGTCTGTTGTTTCTGGAAGTGACTTGGTAGCTAGAATACCTAGACTTTGTTATGGGCCAAGCTCCAGTCAAAAAATTGTTTACTTTGCTAACAACGGAAAAGATATTATTAATCCTTCTGCTGACGTAAAGAAAAATGATTTTATGAGTAAAAAGTCAGATGCTATATCCGACCATTTTATGGAAGGTTACGAAGAAAGGTTATTCTGTTATATAGAAAACGAAACAAAGAAAAAACGAACAGCTCAAACCTCAACAAAGAGTCGGGCTGCTAAAACGGGGAAATAGTAATGTATAAAAATGTGATTGCATTAAGTTTTATAATGCTTAGTGGTTGTTCTGTTTCAGAGGATATGATCGCTAACAAAGATTTATATTGTAGTGGTGTATACAAAGGTATAAGAGCTGTCGGCAGAGTAACTACAGAAGTAACTACAGGCATAAGAATACCTGACGTATGTGAAACGATTGAAGAGGTTGTAGAAGAAAACGCCGAGGGAAAGCAGTAAAGAATCTTGAAGCTTTGCTAAAAATTTGGCTACTTCTTCGACCGTAAATGAGGTTAGTTAAATGATTGGTGAGATTGCTTTAGCATTAAAAGCCTTAGATAGCGCCTATGCTGTTTGTAAAAATGTTGTTGGTAAAGCTAAGGACATAGACGATTGTGCAAAAGAAGTAAACAAATTCCTTTTTGCTAAAGCAGAAGTAGACCAACATATAGCAAAAGCTAAAAAAGAAGGAAAGGAAGACTTATTTGAAGGTTCGGCTATACAAGAGGCCATGTCAATTAGTCAGTTAGAACAGCGGCAGGAAGCTATGATGGCTAGAATTGGTCAAGCATATTCTGACAACCTTAAATCTCACATATGGGTAAAGATTAAGAAGGATGCTGAGATAATACAAAGGAAAAGAGATGCCAAAGCAAAAAGAGATAAAGAAAACTTAGCTCGCAGAAACAGCGATGATGCATTGTTAATTAAACAATTAGCGTGGGTTTTTCTTTGTATGTTTGGTGTTGTTGCGGTCATTGCAGGGGTAGCTTTTATTTTCTTTGGAGTTGATTCTTAGTGAAACTTAATGGTCTATTAAAAACGCTTGCACCCACGATTGCCAAGACTATTGCTTCTGGCAACCCAGTTGCAAAAATGGCGATTAATATTCTGTCTGACAAGTTAGGGATAGAAGAAAAGAATCCAGCAAAGATCGAGAAGTTTCTTGAACAGAATACTGATAAAGCTGCCGAAGTAAAAGAGGCTGACAGGGAGTTTGAAGATAAGATTAGAGAAATGGAGATAGACCTAGAAGCTTTCAACATAGAAGCTCAGGACGCAAAGGATGCTCGTAGACATTTCAGCAAAGATAGAACCTCAAAAGCTTTTGCGTTAATAAGCTTAATTGGTTTTTTGTTGTATTGTTTTTTTGTCACGTTAATGGGGGACGATGTGTCAGATGCTACCACTAATTTGGTTATCGGTTATCTGGGTGGGCTTGTCTCATCAGCAGCCTCCAGTTTTTATGGAAGAGACAGTAGTGTCAGGAAATAAAATGGAAAAGCTAATTGAAACTTTAAAGCGTCATGAAGGCGTTCGATCTCACGCTTACACAGACTCTTTAGGTATTTTGCATATAGGTTGCGGTAGGAATATTGAAGGTTCTGATGACCATAAAGGTCTGGGTCTAAGCGAACAAGAAATAGACTTTATGTTAAGCAATGACATTGCACGAACTATTAAAGAATTAAGTTCTGAGTATGCTTGGTTTAATGATCTTGAGGATGGCGCTAGGCGTGATGGGATTATTAATATGCATTTTAATCTTGGCAGGGTTCGTTTTGCTAAGTTTAAAAAAGCTATTGCTCACATGGAAAGAGGTAATTACCAGCAAGCATCTTCTGAATTTTTAGATTCACTTTGGGCAAAACAAGTAAAGGGTCGTAGCTTAGAGGTTACAGACATGATCAAGACGAACACTTATGTCTAATCCTTATATTTTTAAAGCTATTGTTTCTAAAATTGTCGATGGGGATACGATGTATGTTACAGACATTAGTCTTGGTTTTGGGCAGTATAATAGGGGTGATACTGGGCGGGGTATTTGTTTGCGTCTTAATGGAATCGACACTCCAGAATCTAGGACAAGAGATTTGGAGGAGAAACAATATGGACTCGCGGCAAAAGCATTTGTCCAAGCGTTCTCTCCGGTAGGTACTGAGGTTACTCTTAGGACTTACAAGAAAGGCAAGTATGGACGGTGGCTGGCTGACATCAAGGTAGGCAGCAAGTGGCTATGCAAAGAGCTTCTCAAGAATCATCACGCAGTTGAATATGAAGGTCAGAACAAAAAAGAGATACAGGAAGCTCATCTCCTTAACAGGTCAAGGGTAATACTAGATGTTAGTTAAGTATGAATTTAAGCCGGGAATTAATCGAGAGGGAACTCAGCTAACGGCTGGGACTGGTTGGTATGACGGCGATAAAATTAGATTCCGCAAGGGCCGTCCTGAGCAGATAGGTGGATGGCAAAAATACTCTACTAACTACTTTCTTGGCATCTGTCGATCTTTGTTTGACTGGGTTGCTTCCTCTGCTATTGAGTATCTTGGGGTAGGAACCAATTTAAAGTTTTATATCAATCAGGGTGATGTTTACTTTGACATAACCCCGCTGAGAGAAACCACTGCCGCTGGCGCTGTTACCTTTGCTGCTGTAAACGGTTCTTCAACCCTTACTGTGGCAGATATAAATCATGGAGCGATTGCTAACGATTTTGTTACTTTTAGCGGTGCGGCTACTTTAGGTGGAAATATTACGGCTGCTGTTTTAAATCAAGAGTATCAAATAGCCACTATAGTAGATGGAAATTCTTATACTGTATTAGCTAAAAACACTGTTGGGGCTGCTGTTGTTGCTAACGGTTCAGATACAGGTAATGGTGGAGCTGCTGTTGTTGGTGCTTACCAAATCAACACTGGACTAAATACCTATGTAGCATCTTCTGGCTTTGGAGCAGGAACATGGGGAGCTGGAGGCTGGGGTGGCTCTACGCCGATTAGCGCAGGAAACCAATTAAGGCTTTATTCGCAAGACAGTTTTGAAAACAACTTGTTGTTTAATGTTCGCGGTGGTGGCATTTACTACTGGATTCAAACAACAGGAACAGGTGCAAGGGCTGTTGCTCTTGCTGATGTAGCAGGAGCTGTTAGTCCTCCTTCGCTGTCTTTACAGGTCATGGTCTCAGAAACAGATGCTCACACTATCTGTTTTGGGTGTAATGAGATTGGAGAAACAACCATTAATCCTTTGCATATTCGATGGTCAGATCAAAGGAATCCTGTTGACTGGTTACCAACAAGCACAAACTCTTCAAGATTTGCTAATTTATCGGCGGGTTCCTTTATTGTTGGAGCCATTAAAACCAGACAAGAAATACTTGTTTTTACCGATAGCAGCATTCATTCAATGCGTTTTTCTGGAAACCCTTTTATTTATCAGTTTGATGTAGTTAACGAAGGCTTGTCCATGATCTCCCCTAACGCAGCAACGAATGCTGGAGATATGGTTTTCTTCATGGATCGCGGCGGCTTTTACTTCTATAACGGATCGATTCAAAGGCTTACCTGTACAGTTTTAGATTATGTGTTTGGAAGCATTAACAAAGATCAGGAATACAAGGTATTTGCTACCACTAGTGTAGATTTTTCAGAGGTTTACTGGTACTACCCAATTGGCAGTGGCAATACTGAATGTACTAACTATGTTTCTTATAACTACATGGAAGACTCATGGGCTATAGGAACTTTGACAAGGGGAGCTTGGATACCCGCTAACACTAGACGTTATCCTATTGCCTCGTCTGCTATTACCTCATCAGATAATAACTACCTGTACAATCATGAAAATGGTTATGACGCTGATGGACTGGCTATGAATGCTTACATAGAGTCTGGTGGAGTTGAGATTGGAGATGGCGAACAGTTTATGTTTGTTAATCGTTTGATTCCTGACTTTGAGTTTAGAGGTACTACTGCAAGTGCTTCTATGGACTTAATCATGAAGGGTAAAGATTTTCCTTTAAATGATGCCACAACCATAGCGACTACTACCGTTACTGAAAATACCGGACAGTCTTTTATAAGGGCCAGAACCAGAGAATCTATTATTCGGGTAGAAAGCAGTGGTACTGGTTACGGTTGGACGCTAGGTCAGTTAAGATTTGACGTTAGACCTGACGGGAGAAGGTAATGGCTCAGAAAATAAATTTAATTGTATTGCCGACAGCTAATCCTGAATACGACTTTCAGAACGAATTAACGACTCGCAGAGCTATTGAGCGTTCTTTTGCGGATGTCGATGATGACTTTACCAAGATATCGAACAAGGTAGATAAGGTGGAGTCTTTGGCGTTAAAGCGTTTTCAATTTCTTCTAATGGGAGCTTCTGGCAATGGCTGATCAAATCAAGGTACTTGGTCAGTTATCTCCATCAGCGACTACGACAGAAACATTATATACTACCCCTGACCTAACACAGACCACTGTTAGCTCGTTGGTTATATGTAATCGCAATAGTGGCAATCAAAGTTTTAGAGTCAGCATCCATGTTGCGGGTGCTGGCACAGATAATAAGCAATACCTTTATTACGACAAAGAAATTACGTCAAACAATACGATAACCGTTGTTATCGGAATAACTCTTAATCAGGCGGATGTAGTTAAAGTTTACGCAAGTAATTCAGACTTGAGCTTTAATATGTTCGGCGTAGAAACTACTTAGGTATAAGCATGAATATAGCACCTAAACCTCCACTAGCTAGACAAGGTCAGCAGCTCGCCTCTCACGGGCGCTACGGCGATACGCAATTAGTCCACATGAATCCCTATGAGGTTCAAGGATTAGCCGCTATGTCTCCCACAGGGCAGCTAACGACCAATCCAGAAACAGGACAGCCTGAAGCCTTTCTTCCTTTTCTTGCTCCTCTTCTTGGAAGTGTCTTGGGAAGTGCTGCTTTAGGAGGTACTGCTCTTGGAGCTGCTGGAGCTGGGGCTTTGGGTTCTGGTCTTGCTACATGGGCAGCTACAGGAGATTTTGAGAAAGGCTTGATTGGCGGTATTACAGGTTTTGGTTTGGGTAAAGTTTTTGGTGCTGCTAAAGATGCTGGTGCTGCTTTAGATACTGGAAAAGCAGCAGCAGAAGCGAACCTTAGTGGAATGTCTAGTATTGGAAATGTAAGTCTGCCCGGAGCAGCAGATGCTGCGTCAAGGCTTGCTAATCCATCTTTTGGCGGCAACATAAATCAAATGGCTCAAGGCTTTACTAGCGGTCAAGGCTTGCAGGCTATTGGTAATGCGGCTATGTCTCCTAGTGCTATTTTACCAATGGCTGTAGGTCAGGGAACAATGGCTCAGGTAGAAGCTCAGGAAGGCATGGACAAGCTTCGCAAAGAGACAACAGCCAGAGATAACCAATACGCACAAAGCTTTAAGGACGTTCTCACAGACTCTCTGGGGATGGCTCGTGGCAGCAACCCTAATCCTTACATGGGTAAGTATGCTAAGGGCGGTATCGTAGAAATGTACAATGGAGGTGATCTAGAAAGCCGCATGGCTCGTGAAGAGTATGAAGATTCAATGGGTGATTTGCCAGTTAACGCATCATTTGGTTATGGTTTAGATGCTGATAATAGGTACTTCATAAACCCCAAGTCTGGTACAGGGGCAGAAAGACAATCCTTTCTAAGAGGTGATTTTAAACAAGACTCGCCTACTGATTACCGTCATGGGTTTGAAAAAGAATTTCAGTTTTTTGATTTTGTAGAAGACAGACCTATCGAGCGTTATGCTGACTTGTTTGGAGCAGGAGCGAGTGACTATCTGGCTGGCTTGTTGGCTGGTAACACTGGTGATGCTCCTACAACGCCCACTTACAAATTAGATGATGTAGATGAACGGACACTTAAAACAAGTAACTTCTCTGGTATAGGGCCGGGAGCTGGACAGGGCGGAGATGTAGCTCTTGCTCCTCTTGTTCCTGCTGGTGGTACTAGCGGTGCAAGCGGTCAGGCTCCTACTGGAGGTACTGCTCCTGCTGGAGGAACGCCTGCTCCTGCTGGTGGATTTATTTCCGGTGGTGATGGTGGTACGGCTGCTCCTCCTTCCACCACTCCTCCTTCCACCACTCCT